TTACGTTTCTATTTCAATTTTTTTTTAATTACTAAATCAAGATGGAGAAAAAAAATAAAAAATTAAATAAGAACAAATCAAACAATGAGAAGTCAAACAAGGACAAATCAAACAAGGACAAATCAAACAAAGACAAGTCAAACAAAGACAAGTCAATAACTCCATATTTTTTTGAAGAAATTAAAAAGAAATCTGGATTATTTGATAAATGTCTTGATGCAACATATATTATTCATTTAGAAGGTAACAAAGAGAGAAAAAGTAATATAATGAACCAAATGAAACTCTATAATATAACTAAAAAGACGTTTATTTTAAACAACAAAGGATTCAAGAAGTGTAAAAAGAACCTAAGAGAACAAAATCCTGTTTGCGATTTGATAGATTGTTATATACAAATATTCAAGAATGCAGAAGAAAAAAACTACAATAATATTCTTATTTTGGAAGACGATTATACTTTTAATGAAAAGATAAAAGATACAGAAGCAATAGACCAAATTAGTGAATTTATAAATGAACAATCATCAAGAAATAACAATTTTATTTATTTGTTAGGAACAGTTCCATATTTACAGTTGCCATCGTTGCTTCATGCCCATTCAAAAGTATTTATAAGTACTGGAACTCATTCATCTATTTATTCAAAACAATTCAGAAAAAAAATTTTAGAAATAAAATATCCACAAGATTCAATAAATGATTGGGATTTGTATACAAATTTTCAATGTCCATACACAAATAGGTATATTTATAAAACCCCTCTTTGTTATCAACTGTTTTACGAAACAGATAATTTCAATAGTTGGAAAAGTTTTTTAAATTTTAAATATATATTAATAACCATATTTAAATTTTTAAATATGGATAAAAATGGGGAACCAGGGTTCACATTTTTTTATAAATTTTCTAGAATGATTTATTTATTTATTATAGTTTTGATATATTCTATAGTTTTTTTACTTGCAAAAACAATAAGTTTATTCATCAATCAATTGAATTTTTTCTTGGGTCTTTTTATCAACAAATTTAGCAATGATTTTGATTAATTGTGAAAAAATAAAAGACGCATTGTAAATATAACATTTATATAACTTATCTGGAAATGCATCTTTCATAATTTGCGAAATTTTGGATATAAATGCATAATACTTGTCAAGATCAGATATGGCCAATGACTTAATATAAACGTGAATATTAAATGTTTCATTCTTTTCCAAAACCTTTTTTATCAAATTATAGAAATATTGAAATACATTATCATAATCAGCTTCTGGTACAAAAGACTTGAAATATCTGTAGTCTAACAATATATTATTACTTCCTTGTATAAAACACAAGTTATTTAAAATATCACGTGGTTCAAGAACGATATTATATTTCTTGATAGCACTTGTTTTTATATTTTTGTGTTTATCTGCAGAAAAATGAGCCAGTGCACTTTTGCATATTTCAGGGGTTTCGGGTTTTTGTTCATTTGTTGACATTACTTGATTAACAGAAGACATTTTTAATATTTATTATTTATAGAATTATAATAATTATTAAACTTAATTATAATTCAATACAAACCTATTTATAAAATTTATGTATAAAATTTATGTATAAACATATAAAATCTAAAGAGATTCATTAGATAACTCTTGCTTAATAAGTTCTTTTAGAGTGTCACCATCAATCGTTAGATTATTATCATCAATAACTTCGCTTGGAACAGCAAAATCTACACTATGAGAGTCTAAAAATCCATTATTGTTTTCTTGTTCATAATATTCCTTATCTGATTCATATTGTTCAATAAGAGATTTCAAGCTTGTACTGGTTTCCATTGCAAATGCTTGCATCTTCAAAATCAAATCTTTCACCTCATAAATACCGAGTTGTTGCTGATTCTGTTTTTCAACTAGCCCCTTAATAACAGGGTGGTCTGCACTAAGAGATGGTCCTGAAGTTGAAGTTTGGACTGTTTGAATATTTTTTTCAAGTGCTTCAATTCTAGAAACAATACTTCTAAATACATCTTCATCAACAATGCGATCATTTTCACCAAGATTAAAATCTGATTCATCTGAAGGAATGCCTTCGTGATTGATTTTGTACATAAACTGTTCAAGACGACCGATTCTTAGTGAAACAAGTCCAATTGCATCGGAAACAGAGATTTTTGGATTTTGTGGAGTTTGAACCTGAGCTTGGGATTGTTGTCCAGGTCTTTGTCCAGGACGACTGTTTTGTTGAGGAGGAGGCATTTCTGCCCCACCAGCACGTCTATTTCTAGCAGCTGCATTTGCTCTATTTGCACTCATTATTAATTCTATTTAACATTAACTTTTTAAGTTAATTACGCGACAACTTTCATAATTATTTGTTCGTGAAATTGATAGTCTTTAATTTCAATATCTTCTAAATTATAATCATTGATATTTTCTCTCAAATTCTTTACAATAATTTTCGGAAATTCATAAGGTTCTCTCTCAATCTGGGCATTAAGTGGTTCAATGTGATCTTCATAAATATGCGCATTCCCTAAATTATAAACAAATTCATATGCAATTAGACCACAATGTTTTGCTAGAATATGCGTGAAAAAACTATAAGATGCTATATTGAAAGGTACACCTAATCCCACGTCTCCACTGCGCTGATAAAGAGAACAAGATAGCTTGTTTCCATCAGACACATTGAATTGACAAACTAAGTGACAAGGCGGAAGTGCCATTTCATCCAATTGGCACGGATTCCAAGCACTCATTATCAAACGCCGACTATTCCTTTTTTCAGGATCTTTCAAACAATCAATAATTTCTTGAAGTTGGTCAACCCCTTGGCCAATATAATCGCATTCACAGTCAATATATGGTGCATTGAAATGTCGCCATTGATGCCCATAAACTGGTCCTAAATCACCCACTTCATTGTCATAAAGACCTCGCGAATCCAAGAATTCACGAGATGCATTTTCGTCCCATATTTTCACGCCATCCCTCTGTAAAATTTTAGCATCCGTTTGTCCGCGAATGAACCACAAGAGTTCTTTTAGACAGGTCTTCCAAGCGACCTTTTTAGTAGTTAGCAAAGGTATAACACCATCTTCAAGAGAGAAATGCATTGCAGATCCAAATATTGATTTCGTAACACCATTGCGTCCAGATTCTAGAACACCTTGGTCCAAGATATCCCTAATCAGTTGCAAATATTGTTGTTCTTCTTTGTTGGGCCCAGGTAATCTCTCTTTAAAAGACTTGATCATTTGGTATAATATGAAAAATATTTTTTATATCTTAATATTTTATAATAATGTCAATTAATTTCCCTCAACCTAATTTTTTTGCAAATGCTAAAGCAAATAAAAAATTTGCAAGAGGTCTTATATCACCACCTCGTATATCACCAGATGATATTGGTTCTGATTTAGAATTTGAATTACAAGAAACCCAACGTCCAAAATATACAGTAACTGGAGAAGAGTTTTACACTAATTTTTTTAAAGACTATGAAAATAGATATATTGATCCTCTATATTTTAATCAACCGAGTCATTTTGCAAACTTAAAGGTTATTATTAAAACAAAAGATGGAACAATAATAGAAGGTTTTTTGAAGGAGCATGGTAATCATTTTGAAGACCCAAAAAAAGGCTCATTAACTGTTATAACAAATAATGGAGAAATAATACAAGTAATAAATGATAATATTTCCGAAATAACATTTGACAAGAATTTTTTTGATAGAAATTTAGAACCTATTTGGCCACTTAGAGAAGAATATAAAACTCAATGGGAACCTTCAAAATTCTCTCGTGGTCCTGGCATGGGAGGTAGAAAAACCCAAAGATACTTCAAGGGTGCAAAGAAACATCATAAGAAGTCCAAGAAGCATAACAAGAAGTCCAAGAAATCCAAGAAGCATAATAAAAAACATAACAAGAAACAAAACAAAAGGACTCAAAAAAGACAATAATTATCAAGACATAATATATGAATACTACGTTATTTTATTCATCTATTATCATAGGCATCATCATTATTGCTATTTCCATTTATTTCTACAATAAAAAATTATTGCCTCTTTATGCAATCACTTATGTTGGAATTGCAACATCTATTATTAATCACGGAATAACTAGCAATGCAGCCAAAAATCTAGATCGCACGATTATGTTAATTTCAGCAGCAGTCTATATTTATTATGGGCTTAAAATACAAAATAAAATGTTGCAATTAGTAACATTAAGTATCGTTGTATTAATGATGTTGTTATATGTTTCAAGTAAATTCATAAAGAAATTCATAGACAGTGATAATGGTAATAATTTGGCAGCAAATATTCACGTAGTTGTACATTGTATATCATTACTACTTTTTGGAATATTAATTATTAACGAATATTTGACTAACAAATAAGAACAATAATAATATTGCCTCAAGATTTTTAATTTCTTTTTATAAATCATATATGGATAGTTTGAGCGAATCATCAAGTTCATCAAAACCAGGATTTTTCAAACATGTTTTCAATTTTGAAGATGAATCAAAATCAGAGATCCTGAATATCATTCAATATTCATTGATTGCAATTATCCCAATTGTTATTTTGAATAAAGCAATGCAGCGTTTTGTCCCAGAAGCAGATGACGAAAAGGGAAGTCTTGAACTTTTAGCAGAAATAATAATCCAAATTATTGTGATGTTTTTGGGTATTTTATTAACCAATCGCATCATTACATTTATTCCTACTTATAGTGGATCTAAGTATCCTGAATTCAGTGTAACCTACATTATTTTAGCCGTATTAGTCATAACATTGAGTCTTCAAACCAAATTAGGAGAGAAGGTAAGCATTTTAGTAGATCGTATAATGGAATTATGGGAAGGCAAGAAGGACAACAAGAAGAAAAAAGGGTCATCATCTGGAAACGTAAAAGTGAGTCAACCAATTTCACAATCACAGTCACAGCCTCCTTCTAACGCATCTGCAATGACACAGTCTCTTTACACAGATAGTACTCCAATTAATCAGCTACCACAAGACCAATCGTCACAACAACAAATGCCAGACTATAATGCAATGTACAGAAATGATGCAAACCCGTTAGTAGGTGCAGCAACCCCTGGTGGGGAAGGATTCCAGAACGGAGGAGGTATGATAATGGCAGCAAATGAGGCCTTAGGTGGTTCTGCCTGGTCTAACTTCTAAAAACCATATTCAAATATAACTCAAATTATAAAATTATCATTCAAAATAAATGATAATTTTTTATAAAACGCCTAACTAAAAATATTTGGCCCAACCTTTACCCTAAATGAAGAGCTTGAATTTACATATGGCGCTGGCTGCGACCGCGGTGACGGCGCTGAGTGCGTTGACGGCGTTGTCCGCGTTGGCGGCGTTGGGTGCGTTGACGGCGTGCTTGACGACTTTGGTGACGAGATCTAGGGGCCATTATATAATAAACAAACAAAATAATATTTTGAAATAGTAAAACCCTGGATCCCAAATTCTTCTAAATTTATTGAAAAAACTATTAAAAAACTATTAATAAAATATATTATGGATGTGCAAAATTTACTAAAGGCCCTTGACAATGAAAATAACAACAAGTTCCTTAAACTAAATAATGCTAAAATAAAATCAATGAAATTTGAAATATTAAAAGAACTTCAACTTCCTAAAGAAGATCTAGTTACTATTATGAATAAGTTGAAGGAATATATATACATAGACGAAATGAACGACCTAAAAGTAGGAGGATTTATCAGGTGGATACCATTGAAAGATCCTGACGAAATATATTTGACAAATGGTGCGATTCTAAGTGAGGTAAACGTCACGGATAAAGGTGTGCTTTTGAATTGCAAGAATTTCGCGAAGAAACACTATCAAATAAAATTAGACGAGTGTTTGGTTTTCCAGAAGTTGAGTGATCAAGAGAAAGTATTGTTATATGCATTGGACACACTGTCTTAGAGCCTAAAACCACTCAATTCATTTTAATGCGTTATTGATTTAATTTCTATGTTTCTTAGTTTTATTGCATCCACAGTCCTTAAATAATCCAGGAATAAACTTACCTATTTTAATTAGACCAATCTCTACAGAAGACAACTTCTTTTTTTTAGTGTGAATATGCTTACCTTTATGGTAATGAGACACACTTTTGAAACCTTTCCCATTACGAATTAATACCTTTCTAACAGTTTTTTTACCATTATCATCGTGTTTTTGGTTAGAACTAAAATGGAATGGTTTGTTTTTTATTCCACGAGAATCATTTTCCGAGTATTTTTTTACATACCAATCATTAGTCATATCAATTTTATATGTGTGTGTTTTACCTTTAACTTTATAAGAATATTTGAACGTATAAGGTTTTTTTGATTTATCAATAGTTAAAGCATTTATTATAATAGGTGTTAAATGACCATTTTCATCATAGTCTGTAATATCTACAAGAACTAATTTGTTATCGTCTTCAAAATAACTTCCATTTATCTTATTTAATTTAATAAAACCGAGGTCTAATAATAATTCGTTGGTTTTATCTATATATTCTTTATCATATGAACTTCTTGATATATTTGATAAAGAAGAATTTGTACTATGAGAAGGAACGCTCATATGTATTATATTAAGATTATTTTGTTAGGGTTATTTTCACTATCTTTATAAATGGGATCAACTATGAATATAGGAAATGCATTAATAGGTGGTGTAGCATCCATTTTACATTGTGGTATTTTATTTTTAACAATATTTATCATTTTGATAACAGATAATTTATTTATTTTGTATTCTCTCGGGATCATTCAACTTATTATACTTTTTATTAATTTTTCTTTCGGTGACTGTCCAGTATCAGTTATTGAAGACCATCATACTGGATCTTGTTTTATAGATGTAGTAAATAATTTAACGCCTGTTAATTATAAGAAAGATCGTAAAATTCTTAGACCAGAAATAACTCTACAATGGATTTTTATGTTGCTTACATTAGTTTTATTCAAAATACTTATTGTTTTTGCAAAAATGATATTTACTAACACCAAATTATCAGAAAATATTCAAATCATTGTTAAGTAATATTCGTATTTATATTTTGAATACAAATATTAAATTATATTATATGCTAAAACAAATTATTGATATTTGTAAATTATTTATTATAATAGGAATTATATTATTATTAGTTTTATTCATTTATAAAACATCAAAACTAGTCATTGGTAATGAAAATAAAGGAACAAATGAAAAACTTAAATATCCTAAACACATTGCATTTATTATGGATGGAAATGGACGTTGGGCCAAAAAACAGAAGCAATCTAGGTTGTATGGACATATGAATGGCAGTAATAATTTAGAAGACATTTTTTATAATTGTTTTTCTAATGGCAGTCAGTATTTGACGTTTTATGTATTTGCTGAGCAAAACTGGAAACGCTCACCAGATGAGATTAAAAACATATTTGATATTGTTTACAAGAAAATGAAACTATATATGGAGGAACAAGTCAAATACAGGATTTTAGTACAAGGAAGGCTAGATAGAGTGCCCAAAAAGCTAAGAAATTTATTAACAAAAATAATGGAGCGCACGAAAAACTGTGAGAAAACCATTATTTTGTGTTTGGATTATTCAGGAAGGGCTGAAATAATAAATGCTTGTAAGAACATTATACAACAAGGTCTTGAACCCACCTTTGAGAATTTCCAAAAATGTTTATATGTTACAGACATACCAGACCCAGATCTCATTATTCGTACAAGTGGAGAACAACGCATTAGTGATTTCTTATTATGGCAATTAAGTTATTCGGAGTTCTATTTTACAGATGTTTACTGGCCGGACTTCGGATTAGAAGAACTGGAAAAGGCTATCAAAGAATATAATAAGAGACAGCGTCGTTTTGGGATTGGTGCTTAAGCAACCCATTATTCTGACGCAACCCATTATTCTGACGCAACCCATTATTCTCCAACAACCCATTATTCTGACGCAACCCATTATTCTCCAACAACCCATTATTCTCCAACAACCCATTTTTTATTAACAACTTTTTGAACACTATCCAGTGCCCCTTGAACCCAACCTTGATCATTGGAAACAACCTCACCAACAACCAAAATATTATGCATTGGATGCTGTGCTTGTTTCATAAATTCACGCCTATTTTTGTATTCATTTGTATTTAATGGTTGGCAATAATGTGTACCAATAGGCCAATAAAAATCTTTTATTGCAATTAAACTGAGTTGTTTACGTTCGTCTTCACTTATACCAAGTGCTACAGATACCAATGAACAAAATATGGTCCGGTTTTTCTGATTATTTTCAAGTAAGTCGTGGGTTTTAAAGAAACTTGCGTTCTGATTATCCGAATAAGCAATCATATAAACCCCTTTTTCATAATTTATAGGTATAATTTTTTGAAGAGGTCCTGGTACAATAATATAACCAGGTACATATTTTTTCATTATACTTGCAGAACGCGCACTAAACTTACCATAAACTCTCACAAAATTATACCCGTGTATTTGTTTATAAATAGGGAACTTAGGTAACAATTCTACAATACTTTTAATGGTGGTAGCAATGATCACTTTATTACATAAATAATTCTTTCCATTTTCAACTTTCAATAAAAAAACACCACAATCAGGTTTTTTGATAGAAACCACCTTGCTAGAAAAAATGATATTTTTACTTCCGATTTTTTGAGCCAATTTCTCTACTAGTTTAGACCAAGGAATTAATAGACAAGTTTCCTTGCCATAATTATCATCAAAACCATAATTAAAAATGACATCATATGCATCTTCTTGCTCGTAATCAGTATAACCTAAACAAGTTGTTAGATGATTATAGTTTTCAAGACCTAAAAGAGGCAATACAAACTCTTTGAATGTAGGATGAATGCCTTTGTCTTTTCTCTCTTTCAACATTTTTTGCAACATGCCAATGACAAGTTTAACATTACAATGAGGTTGAACTGTATCTGCGTAATATTTTTGATCATTGAACTCAGAATAAGGAACATTCAGGTTATGCAATAGTTCAATTAACAAATGATCTTTATTTTTTCGTCCAACTCCGGCACCTTTTACAACAGACGTGCCATAAAAATCAACATTTCCAGTACGGCCTCCAAACCATTTTTTTTTATAGGCTTCAAGTACAACTAATTTAGTTCTAGGTGCAAATTTTAAAATATTATAAGCGCTATATAGTCCTGAAATACCACCACCAACAATAATAATATCATAAATTTCTTCTGATCTTTGCATATTAAATTATGATATTATTTTAATCTATATTTTCGCGTTTTATTAATATTCTTTATACCATTCTTTATACCATTTTTTATACCAATAGAAAGTGTCCCTTTCTTAACCTTTGTCAAAACAATTTTTCTTTGTTTTTTGCAGGTGAACTTTCCACGATTCATTCCTTTGCGATTGATAACAGCACGTGTACAAACGCCAATACTCTTTGGTTCATTTACAACCCCGACCTTTTTGATACAAGAACACAATTTCAAACCAATAATATCTTCTGCCTTCTTCTTCATTATTCTACTACTTTTGGGTATATCTAATTGATAATATTGTAATATTTTTTTATAATCATTATCATTTAAACTATAACTCATTTAGAATGAACTATAAATTATACAAATAAAATAATTATTTAAATTCAAGGTTTTGGAATGCAAAATAATATTTCTTTCTTTAATTTTTAAATATCTGACTATTTTAGATGACGCAAGATAAGAATATATCAAGAATTGTAGTATTTGATATGGATGAGACGCTTGGTTATTTTGTGGAATTTGGTGTGTTTTGGGAATCATTGAATGCGTATATAAAGTCAAAAACTGCCGATGGACAAATGGTTCAAAGATTAGGTCAAATTGAATTCAATCAAATCTTTAATTTGTATCCAGAATTTATACGCCCAAACATTTTATCAATATTGAATTATTTGAAGCATAAAAAAAGTGAAGGTCTTTGTAAAGGTGTAATGATTTATACAAACAACCAAGGGCCTAAAGAATGGGTACAATTTATTAAAGAATATTTTGAACAAAGAACTCGTCTCCATAATTTCAAATTATTTGATCAAATCATATGCGCATTCAAAGTAAATGGAAAACAAGTAGAAATAGGAAGAACAACTCATGATAAAACATACCACGATTTTATAAGATGCACAAAAATTCCACTCAACACAAAAATCTGTTTCCTAGACGATTTATATCATCCTGAAATGAATAATCACAATGTTTACTATATAAAATTAAAACCATATGTATACAACTTAACGTATGATGTTATGATACAACGTTTCATTTCAAGCGATATAGGCAAAATGCTTATACAAGATGGAGCTTATGATTATTTTAGTAACTTTATGAAAAATGCTATGGGAAATTTTGATTTCTTATATGTTACAAAAAATCAACAAGATTATGATATTGATAAAATCATTACAAAAAAAACAATGGTTCATTTACAGAAATTTTTCAGTAAAAAGCATTTACAACCAACCACAAAAAGTAATAGGAATCAAAGGAATAAAAGGAAGAAAACGGCCAAATTAGGATTTTACAGAATCTAAATTTTCTACTGAGTTTATGTCTAAACTGGGGTTGGGATCTGGATTTGGATTTGGGTTAGAATCTATTTCTGACTTTTTATTTTTAAAAACCTTTTTTTTTAAATTATCAAAATAATTAATCATAAAGTGATTGATAGTAGTGGTTGCAAACAAGAAGAGTCCTGCACTAAATCCGATCTTTCTGTCCAAATCAGTAAAAACAATTTTTCGTAAAGGATTAAAACGAATAATCAAAAATAAACTAATATAAATTTGCACATAAGAATCCATATAATTTAAATATTTAGGTGCATTTGTAGAAAATCCAAACAAAATAAGACCATATGTTATATATGAAAAAATAATAAACGCATCAAATAATTTATTTTGTATTTTATAAAGACCTTTCAAAAACATAATAATTTATATATTAATTCATTATTATTTTTTATATCTTAATCAATTATACCTCTAACTCTCTCTTAGTCTAATTCTCTCTAACTCTAACTCTAACCCTGAGTTTTGTATAAATCCAATGTTCGGGCACTTGCATCAGTAGCTTCAACAAAACGCGGCATCCAAAAATAAGGGACAACGTTTGCCATATCTGGGTAATGTGATTCAAAAATTTTCCTATAATATTGTTGTTCTAATGTCTTTGGTTCATTATGTTTTAAACTAATATCCATATCAAAAAGCTCGTAAGTTTCAACACAACAATTCTCACTAATATGTTGTTGAATAATTTCATAAAGTGACCGGGTCTGTTTACTTACTCCATCTGAAAATGCCTCCTTCCTCCTCCAAAGAATTTCTTTTGGTAATAATGGATACCCTTCTTTATTAAGAAAATTCTCTTCCGAAAATGCAGTCCTTAAAAGCCATTTCTCACAATTACTTTGTCCTGGATGATACCTAAATTGTGGCTCAATATTTAGATAAAACTGAACCCAACTACGGTCTAAAAATGGCGTTCTCGGTTCAAGCCCGTGCGACGATATACATTTATCCGACCTCAAGACATCAAATGCGTGAATATCTTTTAACAAACGTCTACATTCGTAGTCAAAGTCTAGCGCACTAGGCGCCTTATGCATATACAAGTAACCTCCACACAACTCATCCGAACCATCTCCATTGAAAATCACCTTTGCATCGCTATTTTGTGAAATGTATTTACCGAGTAAATAGTTTCCAATACTGGCCCGAACAGAAGTCGTATCATAACTTTCAATAACTCTAATAACTTCAGGAATAGAATCTAAGAAGTCTTGTTCAGTCAACAATATTTCAGTATGGTTTGTGCCAAGGTATTCTGCAACAATTTTTGCATATTTTAGATCTTCAGATCCTTCTAGACCAATACTATAAGTCTCTAACTTTTGATCTGATACAGTCTTATGTACTTCATTGACAAGTGCACTAATTAAACTACTATCTAGACCACCGGACAAAAGACACGCAACTGGACGATCTGTTACTAAAACTCGCTTTATAACAGCTTGTTGAAGATAATGTTGAATACCTTTAACAATATCACATTGTCCTCCAAGAAAATGATAAGGATTATTATTAAATCCTACAGAATGATAACACTTCTTATAATTTAAATCCCATTTTGTATTCACTTTGAATTTTTGCGAATAATTTACAAATGTTCCTGGTTCAAAATGTTCAACTGTGAAATTATTTGGAGACTGCTTACAGAAGCCTGAAAGTACTTTTAGTTCTGATGCAAATGCAATCGTATTTACATTATTATTAGTTTTAGTATCTTTTGTTGGTTCCATTATGTATAAGGGTCTCACACCATAAGGATCTCTAGCAACATATAATTCTGCATCTTGATCACATAATTTATTATCACACAAAATAAAAGCAAAAACTCCGTCTAATAATTGTAAAGTATATTCAATACCAAATTTTCTATATAAATGAATAATAACTTCACAATCTGAGTCAGTATTTGGTTTAATGTCAAGCATCTTATAAAGTTCCTTGTAATTGTAAATCTCACCATTGCATATTAGTTTAATATCTCCATCCACAAGTGGTTGATTTGATTCAGGGTTAAGACCATTGATTGCCAACCGATGAAAACCAAATTGCGTTTTGATACTTACGTGTTTTAGTTTAGAATATTCTGGACCACGAGACTGTCCTTTATAAAATTGTTCTTCAACAAAAGAACTTGTGAAATCATTTTCATTGTTTAATAAAGCAAAAATACCACACATTTGATAGACTTATTATTATACTTATAAAAACCTTTATATTGTTTTGATTATTCAAATAAGCAATAACCTTAGAAAATATTATATTGTTTAATATTAATGACAAGTACACCCAAAATAGCTGTTTACTCGGAGCAAGAGTCTGCTTCTCAAATAACAAATGACATTAACAGAAAAATTTATGATAGAAATGTACCGTCACAATTCTTACAACCTTATTTAAGCGTCCGACCAGTAATGACAAAGTATTCATTTATGCCGATTGTTGACCCTAGAGCACCCATTAATGTGGAACTTGATCAACAACCTGTATTTAATGTCCATAATGTTTTCAATCCAGGTAATACTCAATCTCCTTGGTCTGGTTTCGCCAGTAACATCAATAACGAGTCTGTTTTAAGAAATCAAGTATTTGCACTTCAAGAATGCAGTCAATCTGTTTATGTTCCTAGTAGCAACAGTGACTTGTATAAGTACAGTTTTAAGCCAGATAAAAGCGCAAATTGTTATCAACCATTTCCTGGGCTTTTTGCAAAAGAACAATTCAGTGAATTTGATCCGAATGCTGAGGATGTTGCGCACGGTATTTTTATGAATCATACCCGTCAGCAATTGAAAGATGTTGTTTATGATGATTGTGGTTATGCTGTGAAGATTCCAGAAGAAACCAAAGAGAAGGTTAAATCCAATGGTCAAAACCCACAACAACAGGGTCAAAACCCACAACAACAAAACCAAACAATGGCTCAAATAAATAACAAATTGAACAAATAAAGTTAATTTTTGTTTTTTCTGGTTTTCTTAGATTTCTTGTTTCTTTTTGTTTGGTTTTCTTTTTGTTTGGTTTTGTTTTTAGATTTACCACTCGTTAGGGAGTAAAGTTTTACATATTGTATAAGAGTCAATCTCATTTATATAAAAAAATTAATATAGATCAAAATAATGAGATATTATATAATTTAATTATATAATATTGTATTTTATTCATAATATTGTATTTTATTCATAATTTATTATTAAATTGTTAGCAAAAGGATTGAAAGTATATAATGTTGATTTTTTATATACATAAGCACCATTCACATTTGTATAAGTGTATGTAATAACACTATAATATTTCAGATCTTTTTTGTCATCAAATTCTAAAATATCATTTTGAGAACTAATGGCATTTATATTTTCATCACCATATGTGGATAAAAACTTTTGTAATACTAATGCATTTGGAACAGCTCCTATAAAATCCGATCCTAATGCATCTAATCCTTCTCTATACATTAAACTGCTTGATAATGAAGAAAAATATAAAACCTGATATTTATCAACTACATAAGGTTTTGAATTTTCATTTACATCAATTAAATTACTAACTGTAATATCATAATTATTACAGAGCATTGGAAATTCCGCATTATAAATATTTAAATAGTCTTCACGTTGATGGAAAATGTATAAATAAACTATTGCTACTGATTTTTCATTAACTCCTCCGCTCATTGAGTAAAAATTTTCTATTTGATTTTTTGTTATATTACTTGAGTCATCTTCAATCGCATATGCATAAAATTTATTTCCATATAAACTCCCGAATAACGACAACAAAGATTCAGAAGCATTTTGATTTTTTGAATAAAAATAGAATACTTGAGGTGAATTATCTAAAATTGGTTTTAATGCATTTAATAACTTAGAATCTGGTGGTTGCAGTCTATACACAAATTTAGGTATTGCCAATCTATCTGAACTACTTGATAAAGATATACCTAATGCATTAGGATGTGAATCAAACCAAGGTAAAACTCCTTCTAAAATAGAAGATGTGCTAAATCCAATAAATAATCTATAACCTAAACTATAATAATAATTTAAATTTGAAATATTATTTGAAATAATATCTTCTTTAGTTTCTACAACCTTTGATGAATTGTTTATATCTATATTTGTATTAATAATTTCTATAGAAGACCATACACTTGGATATTGATTCCAATAATATTCAAATGTTTTTTTAACATATTTGTCATTATAACCGAATGTTGTTTCTAATAACATTATTGTTTTATCTTGTGGTATTGTTGTTGTTGTTGTTGTTTTATCTTG